AGTACGGCTTTGCATACATCTCCGCAACTTCCAATATAGTAGTAGTAATCTTTATCTTCTGTAGGGTTTAGGGTTTTTTGTTTTCTTTCATTAAACACTTTGTCTTTAACTATGTTTAATTCAGAAGTAAGAGTATTTTTTTCATTTTCTAATTTTTCAAATTCAGAGTATATTTTTTCTAAGCTTTGTTTAATTTCTTCTATCATCTTTTCTCCTTTTATTCATTTTGCGGTCATTTCCTGACCCGTTAACACGCTTTAAAATCTTTTGCATACATCTTTACCTAATTTATGTTTAACGGCTGTTAAATGACCTGCTAGCTGTTCCATTGTGGTGACCATATCTCTTGTGTACTAGGATTAAATTTTAAATAGCAAGTAACATTACTTACACCGTGTCTATTTTTTGCAATCCCAATTTCTAAATCATTTTTATGGCGGTCATCACGACTAAATAAGTATTCTCGATATGCAAAAAATACAAAGTCAGCGTCTTGCTCAATTGCTCCACTCTCTCTAATATCGGATAACTGCGGACGTTTGTCTTGGCGTCCTTTACTGTCACGATTTAGTTGAACTAATACCATAATTGGGACATTTAAATCGGTTGCAAGAACTTTAATCTGTCTTGATAAAGATGTTGCTTTTTCATAGAGAGATTTGTTATTAAATCCACTCATTAGACCTAAATAGTCGATTATAACAAAATCTAAACCAGTTTTTTGTTTTTCAGTAATATAAGTTCTTAATTTTTCTATGGTTAAATCATAATCACATAAAACAGATAAGTTCCACTCTTTTAGCTCTTGTAATCCTCGTTTATAAAGTTCTAGTTCACTTGCATTAAAATTACAAGCTCGGTATTTTAAAGCGTTAAGCTTTGTATTGATACAATTAAAACGATTTTGTAACTGTTGTAATGGCATTTCTAATGAGCAATATAAAACCTTTTTATCCATTAGACATAACTGTCTGGCTATGTTTAAAGCGATAGTTGTTTTTCCCATGCCAGTACCACCGCCTAGTGCAATGTAATCACCTCCCGAGAATGACCCAATATTTTCATCAATTTCAGGGTAACCTGTAACTAAACGAGTTTCTTTTTGTTTTAAATAAGTTTCATCAAAGTTTTCAATTCCCTCCGAAATATGAGTAATTTTTGATTCTTTGAGAGTGTGAGTTTTTTTAAACTCCTCAATTTTTTGTATATCTTTTTCACTGTGCACATTCTCAATCATTTCTTGTAGTTTTTTTTCATACAGAATAGAACATACTTTTTTTGTTAATGGTGATTCACACCATACATATGCTTGAATATACATTAAGGAGTCAATTACTTCTTTGTTTGCGTTCAGTTCTTGAGCAATTGTATAAGCGTTGAGTGGTTCATTGTGTTTATAAAGTTTGTGAGCGGTTTCAAAAATTTGTTTTTTGATTGGATTAGTAAATAATTCTCCATCACAATTTTCAAAAATGTATGGTCTTCTTTCAGGGAAGTCTAACAAAAGTGAGATTAAATTATATTCTGCGTCTAATTCAAAAGTATTCATTGGTTCTCCTAATAGTAGTTATGGTTAGGTTGAGTAGTTGCAAGCATTTCATTGAGAGGGGATTTCTTTAAAGGTCTTCCCCCTTTTGTTCCCTCTTTAGCTCTTTTTGCGTTGGCATCTATTTGAGGTTGTGCTTGTGCAAAAAACATTTTAATGATAGGGTCAGCCGTTGCATTCGGTATTTCATCTTTGAGAGCATAATAAGCTAAAGTTTTATATGCTTCTAATTGTAAAGTAGGAGGCATATATTCTATGGCTGTCAAAAAACTCTCATAAAATATAAAGCTGTTTTTCATTTTCTCTCCTATTCTAATACAATTTTTTGTGCTCTCCCACCCAATTTAAATTTTTGTTTCTTTAAGGGAATGTCATAACGTTTTAAAGTACGATATAAAGTTGTAGTCGTACAGTTAAACATTTGGGTTAATTCTTCGATAGAATGAGAATAATACATTTCCATAAATTCATCTTTTGTCATTTCTCTTTCTCCTTTCGTGTAAATTATAAATCCTATAAAAATAAATGTCAAGTTAAATGTAAATAATTGTTTAATATTGTAAATTAATGTTTAACCTTATAATGTAAATGTATAATTTACATTATACATTTACATTAGGTTTTAGAAATGAAAACCTATGGTTTTAGAATTAAAAACCATAGGTTTTGAAATTCATAACCTATGGTTTTAGTTTTATAAATAAATGTTAATGTTATGTTAATGTTAATAATTTTGTTACAAAAAAATAGGGTACAAAATGTACCCCTGTAAGAAAGATTTACCCTTAAAACGGTATTTCATCATCTGAGCTATTAGTCGGCTTATAAGTATTCAATTCGGCATACCAATTCCCACTACGTCCTTGTTTAATGTCAAAATTGACCCAGCCACGTTCGTTCATTGGGTTCTCATCACAAAAATCACCAATGTGCACCCCGCACTTAAAGATTGTGCCATACTTCAAGGGCACGGCTTTGACTTTAAAGCCTTTTACAAACTTTTTATTATTTTCCATTGTTTTCTCCTGTTTCTTTTGCTTGTAGTTTTTTATAATGTTTCATATACAAAGCTCTAAAGCCCTCAACATCTTTCGCATTGGCATTGTTAGCTCTGTAATACCTCAATGCCTCATCAGTGCTTACAGTTGCCTCTAAGCCTTGTATTAAATCCATATCGGGATTTATTTCAGGCTTTGGGTCTTTCTGTATGGGTTTACTGTCTATGCTCCCCGCTTTTGCGTCAAGCATATCCGCTTCAACTATCTCAAGTGCATTGAGATACAAATAACGTTTTGCATAAGTGTTTACACCGCCTAACGCTTGCATTGCACTACAGCCTTTAAGTTGCAAGGTTGCTACTGGCATTGTAAACTCCACCACTTCCTCGGGTTTTTCACTATTGATTACGTGCAAGGTTGCAGTGTCCATTGTACTGCTAAAGTTTGTACATAAACCTTGCTCTAAAAATATCTCATTGACCTTGGGTAAAAAATCACCCAATTCAAAGTATTCAAAGCCCGTATAAGCATTCTTACCGCTCTTTTTTAATTTTGCTTTTTGCAACTGCACTCTTGCAGTTTGTAGTTTTTCGTAAATATTCATCTTTTTCCACCTTTCTTACATTAAAATGGTATCACAATCTCATCATTATCGTCAAGAATACTGGTGCGATACTTTTCATCTTCTGAATAGTATCTGCACCAATTATTCTCGCCACGTCCCCAAATCAATTCATCATTAGCCCACATAGAGTATTGTTCAAAGTCGTCCTCATTCATAAATCTTTCTCCATACATTTTTCTAAGTGCACTCTGCACTTATGATAAGTTAATTGCCTAATGGCGTTTCGGGTCATCTGATTAAAGTTCATCCAAAACTCTAAAAGATTAACTCCATAAACGTGATTACTTGCTATGCGGTTTAAAATATAGTCTAAATCTGCCGTCCCTGTTTCAATCTGCATAGCCATATTGACAGCCTCTTTTTGTTGCTCGTAACTTAACATATTAGCCACCTATAACCATAGCTAAAAATGAGCCAAACAAAATAAATGTTGCGATAAATTCGCCTAAAGTTTCTTTTTGCATAATGTTCTCCTGTTCTTTCTTACATAAAAAAAAGGGCTCTATCTTATGAATAACAATTTACTACTACATATAGGATTTATTTTATGGTTAAAGAGCCCTGTGTTATCTAATAAGGTAATTAAAACCTTTTCATACTTCAAAGAAAATGTGCGGTACTTTCAAAAGATACCAATGCTTGGAGGATATAGCACCGCACGGGGTTGTCAACACTTTAAAAAAAAGGCGTTCAAAATAGATTGCATTCAAGATAGTATATCAACTAGGAGTGAACGCCATTAGTAATTTAGGATATTTCGTATGTTATGTTAAATCTTTTTGCAGTCAACCAACCGTGAGGTCGTACGGTTGGGTTTTCTTTTGTCATTAGAGTTAATAGTGACCCCTCACCAATGACTGCATTTGCAAATTCTTATGGTAGCCTACCATTCCGATAGGCTAATTAAAAACTTGCTCTTGCGTGGCTCTGCATCACGTCTTACCTTATTAAATTATCAATGTCCTTTACCTTATGGCTAAATAATATCATAACATATTATATAAGTCAAGTACTTGTTTATTACTTTTTTAACATTTCTTTACAATTAGTTTACACATAGTGTCATTACAAGTATTATACTTGTATGACTTTGAGGGAAGATAATAAACAGATGGTTTTAACCATTTCAAAGAGAGATTATGAGATGTTGGAATGCCTTGCAAAAAAGCACGGTTTTTCAGCCTCAAAGCAAGCTCTCTATTTGTTACTCCCAGCATTGCGTAAAGAATTAGAATTTTATCAAGTTGTTATGAAAACCATAGGACACAAACGTCAAACCAATGACGAACCCTAAGACTACTGACCAAATAACAATAGGTAGCATTTCATTCCACGAATAATTATATTTTTTCATACGTATCACCTTTCAAGATTTATAAATTTACAATCCCTACATATGTTCTAACAAAAAAAGGCACTCAAATAAGAGTGCCTTGTGTACCTAAAAAGTAAGGATATTTGAAGAAATATTATCTGCCTCAACGTGTGTCCACGTCGGAGTAGAGCTAAATTTTTCTAAGCCGTTAAAACGCTTGAGTTTTTTGTTCAAGATTAGATTTTGAACATGTGTCCATAACGCTTGATGGCTACCCGCTTTATCGTGCAAATCAAACGCTTTAGCAAAACAATGCCTTGAACAGTAAGGGACGGTTTTCGCCTTGACCAAAGGGTCTGCGTTAGTACGCAAACCACATTGGCTAAGGTTACCCCCAGTCGCCCAATTATTAATTATAATAGGCTTACCCCAACTCTCTCTTATTGTGTCTAAATCCTCTAAGATGTCAGCGTCAAACCACTGCCAACACGTGTCCCCAAACTTGTCATAAACAAGTTTGCTTACTAGTTCTTTAATTCCAAAATATTTACACTTATACATTTTTACTTCCTTTTCTGTCTATGAGATGTGATAACGTGTCAATGATTTCTTTGATGTATTTATTTCCATTAAAGTCACCAACTTTCACATCTTTAAATTGACTAAGATAACGGATAACGTTATCATAGTCAATAAAATACTCAATAGGTTGATTACCTCTTGCCCTATTGTTTTCTGCCGTTGCAAGTACTAAGTTTTTAAGCTTGGTTTTACCGTGCTGGCTTGCTGGTTTTAAATGTTCCAACGATACATTTTTTTGTGTTAGATATCCACCATAAAAACCGTACTCAACACTTGGAAGTTTGTGAGCTCGCCATAGTGTTTTCAATTGATTAGAGTACCCAAACGTTATGGGGGAAGTTACGCTTGATACTATCATATTTTTTACCTCATACATTCTACACGCACATTATTACTCTTAATTTTTATTTGTCAAGAGGGTATCAATAAATTGTTTTGCCTCGTCGTACCCGTAGCATATTTGATGTCTATACCCTTGAGTGTCGAAGTAATGTGACCATTCTATTTGAGCCTTTGAGGGTTTCCCTTTAGAGGTTTTAAGCTCTAAGAATGCAACTTGTCCATTACCTAAGAGTAAGGTCAAATCGAATACTCCATTTTTCATTCCCTCGGCTTTCATATAATTTATATATCTTGCTCGGTGAGTAATTGACCCACCCGCAACAAAGCCATTAGGCACTGCCCAGTATCTGATTGGAGTAGTGTCCAAATAGTCACAAACTTGAACTTGTATGTTATGCTCTTCTTTCATTCTATATTTCCAAAAATTGGTCGTTCCATTCTTTATTATACAACTTGTTTAAATCTATAGGTATCTTCTTACCATAAAACCAACCAAAATTAAAACATACTCCGGTACGGTATGCATATTGGATATACTTAGGAGTTTGTGGACAATCTGCGTCCCTAAGCATTCTATAAAACAAATTGTTAACTTGGTGACCTGTAATCGGTACAACTTGCAAAAACTGTGATGGAATATCTTCGCAAATAATCTCGTCATTTTTTGCGTGCAAATAATGCAAATTGCGTAACCCTTGTTCATTAAGTCTAACCTTTACAAGTTGACCGCAAGAGCAACCAACGTCGTGAATATGTGAGCAACGTGTATCCCAGTTTTCTGCGTCTATCCACGTGAAGTCGTCCGTTGGGTATCCTCTCCACGCTAAATAAATCGAACCATCATCATCTTGATAAAGTTCATTGTCGGTTAAGTAGTACATCCCTTTTTTGTTTGTTTGTTTTTTACTTGAGCCTGAAGTTAAAAATTTTCCCATAATTTTTTCCCTTTCATAATTTTATAAAAAAAAAGAGAGATTTTTACTCAAATCTCTCACATTTTTATAAGGTACTTTGTCGAAAAGATGAATAAGTCTTTTTACGCAAAAAATCTACGGTCAGATTGAGCATTAACACAGGTTAAATATATTTTAGGTATAAGTTATCCTAAATTATATTAACCCTTGTTAAATCGCTTGCTAATGGCTTTAAAATGAATATTCCAATAAAAAGCCAATATTATCTAGTGTTGGTATTATCCGTATCTTTAATTTTTCCGTTACATTGAATAATAATTGACCATCTGTTATTGTTAGCCACTTGCTTAGAGTTCTCTTGCAAGGGTTGTTTTTGAATAACAATGGTTGCCGTATTTTGTGTAGCGGTTTGTTCTGCTTGTTCTGTTTCTTCTGCGTAAAGCGGTAAGGCTGTTACACAAAGTAAAGCGGTTAAGATGATTATTTTTTTCATATTTCCCCCTTATAGTTCTTGACCTGTTGTAAATGCAGTTGTTACGCTTGAGTTGACGTTATCATAAAATGTACCAGTCATTAAATCAACTAATCCCAATGCTTGGCTTGCTCGATATTGTACTGGTATTAGATAATGGGTCAATGCATTTGTTGTAGTATCATATAATTTTAAATAATATAATTCAAAACTTGCTCTTGCCTCGGTGTTAGAAGTATTCGGATTATAATCAAACATATAAAGCGGTAAAGTGGTATCAGGACTAAATGTATAAGTACTCAAATCTTGATACTTAGTATCCTTCCAATATAATCCGTCATTCGGTACAAACTTCCAAACAACTGCGTCGGGTAAGTCGTATGCCCCTTGAGTGCTGTCAAAAGTATTGCCGTTAAAACTCCACGCTATTTTACTTGACCCTGATTTCCCAAAGAAACTTAAAGAAGTATTACCAAATATTTTTCTATAACCCCCAGTCTTATTGCCATACCATTTTCCTTTTATTTCAACGGCTGTAGTTGAAGTTAAGAAAATATCGTCCAAAGATAAATATGGATTACCATTACTTGCTAAATAAGTATATTGTGCATATTGGTCTTGCGGTACTCTTGACCATAATACATTACTTGCGTAAGGGTTACCCCCTGTTATATACTGTGCATTAGAGGAGGCTGTAAAAAAGTTGCCTGAAACCGTATCATATAAACCGTAAATATTGTCGGCATTTCTTTTTGACGGTGTGCCATAGAATAATCTTTGTCCGTTTTGGTCTAAGATTTCAACACTGTAAAGCTGAATTGATAAACCACTTGCAAAATAAATTTTAAATGTTGAGCCAGTGGTGTAATTGGCTAATGGAACTCCCCAAGAAACTGTGTTCCCAGCTTGTTGATTATAAAAATACGTAGTAGTAGGAGTAACTCTGATTTGTAATTTTTGATTTAGCGCAAAACTGTTTAAACGATTATATGACCATTGAGGAGAATTTGCCTCTAAATAATAAAAAGGAGTACTGCCACTATTTTTTATATACATTCTCAAACCAGCATTACCTGCATTTGAACCGAAAATGTTTACTTCTGTAGCCGTTTTGGCTGTAGGCATTAAGGTTACAAGGTATGTATATTGCGTATTACATCTTATATCCAAATCAATAGTTGATGTATAATTAATATCATTTTGAATATACTCCAAACGTGTATAATCTGGGTTAGTCATGCCTGTAGCTGTTACTTTTGCTACTTCACCCTCGGGTAAGTTCCACAATCTTACATTTGCTGTATTAAATTGAGTTGCCATTATCCAAATACCCCTACTGTTTTTGTAATGGTTGTACCATTAACCATACTAAATGACCATACTTCACTGTTATTGGTTAATGCAATTGTACCAGTATTATCTGGTAACGCATACGTATAATTATTTTTTGCAAGTTGGTTTGCATATACTGTATCACCCTGTATGGCTTTTGCTTTGATACCACAAGCGTTTGAACCCGCTACTTGTGTTGTACTGACTAAGGCACTATTACTAAACGCAATACCTTGACCAGTTACGCCAATAGTAAGAGCTGTACTTGCGTTTGGCGTGTTAATTATATTAGTAACAATACCTTGAGTAAATGTTTTTTCACCTGCTACAGATTGAGCTCCTGATAAATTTACAACATCCTTAGCATTGGCTTTACTTGCTATGGTTGTGTTATAGCCATCATATTGTGCAACTTTACTCTCATTAATACCTGAGTTTACTGCTTGAAGTTGAACCTCTGTAAGCTTTTGTTGTAAAGTATTTTGAATAGTTGTATTCAAATCATCTAGCGTAACATATTCGGTTAAGTCTAAAGCTGTAGTTCCTAATGTTACAAGTTCTTTTGTATCTCCCCCAGTAGATAACAAATACATTTCATAACCTGAACCATCTGCTAACTTAACCAAATAAATAGTATTAGGTTCAGCGTCGTCCACTGTTGGCTTAGTGTCAACAACTACAGTTTTTAAAAGCTGGGTAGACGACAACAATGTCATTACTTCCTGTAATGTCTGAAATTGGCTATCGTTTTGCAATTGGCTTACTTTTGTAGGTACGTCGCTTACATTAGCTTTTGATGTAATGGCAGTAGTGTTTTGAGCAATTAAACCATCTAATCTAACTACTTCATTTTGTCCCCAACCTTGAAAATCTGCTAATTGTTGTGAGTTCTGTTGAATTTGTGCAGTATTAGATGTAATATTTGTATTTGCTAATGTCATTTGACTATTCAACGTATTGATTGAATTAGCATTGATTGCACTTTGTGCTTGGTTAGCATTTACTTGCGTTTGTAACCCTGTAACGGTTGTTTGCAAATTTGCTACAGTTGTTCCCATATTACCGATATTAGCCTCTGTAATATATCCAACATCATTTTCAAGCTGTGATAGCTTGTCAGGTGTCATTTCAAGGATTAAATTAGCTGTCAAATTATTATTGCCTGTAGTTTGTGAACTCATTTTATTTTCCTTTCATACCTTTCACTTTGTACCCTATGTATTGTATCTTATTAGCTGGTGAATACGGATTAAACGACGTAAAGTTATATTCCAAATACGTTTTATTATTCTGGTTGTAAACCTTGTGATTAAACTGCATTCCGTCACTTTCGTAACTGTTTATCTCAACGAATAACGGTTGACCTATGTCAAAATAGGTTTGCAATTGAATAGCGGTTGAAGTGTAACTCGCATAGGCTTTGTCAAGCTTTATCAAGTTACTTTCTTCAACATATCCATTGCTATATTCCCATATATGGCTTGTTCCGCTGTCTGTGCGGGTGACATCAGAGGATACGTCCACATAGGGTAGTAAATATTCACCACTAGCTTTGTCTTTTAAAATTACGTTTTTGTAGTCTGTCATTATACTATTTCTTCATAAGTAAGTAAGTTCATATTGTCGATTTCAGTCTTTGAGTAAACATTGCTTGCGTCGGCTTTGTTTGCTATGGTTGTTGCATAAGCGTCATAAACTGATACTTTAGCCGAAGTAATACCTGAATTTAATGCACTCAATTGAGCCTCTGATAACTTATCTTGTTTTCCTGAAATGTCTTGATGTTCGGTTAAGTATTTGTTATCACTTTCAGCCTTTGTATAGCTGTCGCCAACCTGTGCAAAAGTTTGTTTTAAGGTATCTGTATCAACACTGATTTCATTGTTTGTTACGATAATCCCAGTGCCCGCTGTGTAGATATCAACCAAATCAGATACAGCAACCTCAATAGGACTTTCCTCATCATTTGCTATAATAAGTTGGATATATTTTTCACCGTCTTTTTCAATTACTGAACCTGATTTTACAACTAAGTCTTTAGGGATATTAATCTTTTCCCCTACGGCTGTACCGTCTTTAGTTAACTGATATGTAGCACTGTAACCGCTTTCGGCTGTTTCCTGTTTAGCGATTGAGTAAGTTGCTTGGTCGATTGTTATATCAACGGTTTTTGATACTACAGATAATTCCTTGCCGTTAATGGTAATCTTTTCAATCTTGTTGACCTGTGCACCCGCCTCAACTGTGCCTAGGTTTTCCCCTTTGTCATTTACTACGATTGATGAGTGTGTCAAAGGCTGTAATACGTTTCCTGCTTTGTCTAATATACGTACTTTCTTTGTTGTTGCCATTGTGTACCCTTTCTACTTGATTTCTTCTATGTATAATTCATTCCCCTCATTGTCTGTTACAGATGTAACTGGTTGAGATGTTTGACTGCTCTTAACACTTGCAGTAACGTTATAAACCAATGCGTCACCTTTAAAGCGTAACACGCCATTAAGCGTACGCTTTAAGCCTGATTGGTCATAAAGTATTATCTTTGCCTCATTATGTGAGCTTATTAAAGCTGTTTCTTCGGCTGTTAAGTTTACGCCAACTGTTACCCAACCTGTTGATTGGTAATTGTTGCTAAGGTTTACGTCCTTTGTTAGCACTCCTGAATTGATTACAAAGAGCATTTGACTAATCAAAGGGAATAACCTTGCGTCAATGTTTATAATTATAGGTAGATGCGAAAAAGCTCGCAAATCGTCTTGTTTATACATTTTGTGTTACCTTTTTAGTAAATTTTTACTCACAAATTATTTTGCGTTACCTTGTTACTACGCAAGTTTTTCTCTTAAAAAAGGCAGACCCATTTTAGCATTATAAAGAGGCTTGGTCTGCACTATTAAACTATTCTGCCGTAGTTGCCAACTCTACAGTAAGCGTATTCACAACTGCTTCCATAGCACTTGTAGCGTTCTCAATAAACTCTTGTATCCAACTATCTGAAAGCAACTCATCTTGTGTAGCCTGTGCAAGGTCAGTATTAAAATCAGCCTCAACCTTAAAGCATTTATCAATCATATCTCTACCAAATTTTGCAATAGCATATAATTGAGCTTTAGTTACGGCATAAGTTACTGGTGCACCGTCAAGGCTGTAGAATTTCCAGTTAGCAACATCTGTATCGCTCATAAATGCTACACTTCCTACAGTGTTTGTAATGCTTGTCTGATTAGTTTCAAACTTGAAAGCGTTGTTAATTATTACTCCGCCATAAGCACGTTCGGCTTTGATGTCGTATAGAGTTTGTACAAGGTCTGCACGCTTTAGTTCTGCTTGCTCTTTGTTATACTCATCTGTGTTATCAATTACTGTATCACCGTTTAAGCTTTCCCACGGTTCAAGTGCATACAGTGCTTTGTCTGTTTCTTCAATAGTTAAGCCTTTGTTGTGGTTGTACTCAACTATAAAGTCTGCACGTTGTTTTGATGTGTATGGTTTTTCTAATTTATATGACATTTTAATATTCTCCTTCTGCAAGATACCCACAAGTTTTCCAATAAGTGCCGTCGCCACTGTCTTGTATATAAATATAGAAATAAGTTTCAGTGAGTTGATAGGCTGAATTTAATAATATAGTTCCTGCTGATGACATAACATATGCGTGACTGGATTGATTGGCACTTACATAAATGCCAAGACCTACAGCTACTACATTATATTGAGTATCCTTATAGGCTTTCACAAGTTGTGTCTGTACATACCCAGTTGGTCCTATTGTAAGCCCCCACTGCTCGCAGTAACCATTAGACCACACGTTGTAACCTGATGTACCTTTTACGTAAGTGTCGATGATATGTACGTTAGTTGTTGTCAAAAACTCGGTTTGAGCTTTTGCCCATTCGTCTAATGTCAAAAATCCCCAACTAGCCCACCAATATGGCGTAGAGCTTGGGTCATTGCCTGTATTATCATCTTGAAGTGATTTGTAAAGGTTTAATGCGGTTGTAGTTGGAGTAAATACTACGGTTATAGTATCGTCGCTTGCTGGGTCGCCTGTTACTGTTATGCCGTATGCTGTAAAAATATCACTTATTTCATTACCTTTTAATGTCCACGCTGTACCATTGTAAGTAAACAAGTATGAGCCTGATTGGTTTGAAACGGCTTGCGCAAAAATAGAAATTGTTACATTTGCACCAGTGATTGTACCACTTACAGCTGTAGTTACACTTGCTGGAACAGTACTAGGGATTTTAACAACTGACCCAGTGTAATATGTACTTGTTGCACTGTATTCAGGAATGCCCTCTTGATACAAGTAATTAAGACCATAAGATTGAACATAGTCAACACCTGTACGTTCAGGTAGTGGAGGGAATTTTGAATTTGTCTGGCAAGCGTCAATCCAACCATTTCCCCACGCGTCTAAGTTTTGTATGGTTGCAACGTCATTTGTGCCTACGAATGTGCCAGCGCTTGCTGACCCAAATTGACCTATAAATGGTCCATTCGCACTATCTCCAGTTGGGTTGGCTGTTCCTCCAAATAGTTTATAAGTTTGTCTTGTTAATTTTGCCATTGTTTAACCTTTCATCTTTTCCTTAAGTAGCTGTAACGATTGTAATAGCTGTTGCACTCGGACGTGGTAAGTAACCCTTGTCATTTGCAACGGTTAAAATCTTATTCCATTTTTTATTAGTGCACGTATATGTTAATTGCATTGTATCCCACGTAGTGTAAATATTACCCTGTGACCAACTCCACACGGCATTGTCTATGTTACCACGTGTCATTTTGATTGAGTTTTGAATGATTTTTATTTTAATCAATCGTCTAAACTCTTTGTCAGATAGGTAACTAATTTGACCAGTTGCACCTAAGTCCATATTCCACGCATACATACCACCGTCAAGCGTTTCATAATTTGCATACGTGCTAAAGCCATACTGATTACTTTCATACCCGTTTTTAATCTGCTTGTAAGTCGGGTATGCAAAATATTGTGCCTCAATGTCAACATAGTCAGTAAATCTATTTGCACCAACCCAGTCGCCCACGTTATCAAGCTGTGTGCCTACAGAGTTTTCAACGTCCATACATTCATCACGAACTTGGAACAATAGCGCGTTAGCAAAAATGATGTCACATAACAGAGCCACGAAAGCCTGATTTTTGCTTGACATTCTGTATTGCATTATGATTAGGCTTTGCGCCCACTCAACAAATTGGTTTTGTAACTCTGTGTAATTACTCATCTAAACTTGTTCCTGTAGGTTGTACTACTGTTATCCATACTCTTGTACTGTCTGCTACAAATTGGTCGGCTAAAGTACTAGGGTTTACAACATCTTGCCACGTTGGAGCGGTATATTTTACTACAATACTTACACTTGAAGTAGTTGGAGTGCCTGTAACAGTTATACCAAAATCAGACGGATAACCACCGCCATTCGTATTCCACGTAATTGTGTCGTCTGCATAACTTCCTGTAAATGTGTATGTTCCCTCTGTACCTGCTGTATTAGTATATGGGAATTTTTGCTCGAATGTCCACCAGTCGCAAGTAGCAGTCAATCCACTGCTTGGAGTTAATGTACCTGTCATAACATCACTTGTTATTTGCAACCCTGTGCAATAAGCATTCCCGCCAGCTGTGTCTAATGCAACTTGAGCAAGTTCTACAAGTTCCGCACTGTATGCACTTTGACCAATATCATAAGTTAGGTCTTGGACTAAATACTGTGCTACCCCTGTAGTGTTTACGGTTTTTATTGTCGCATTTTGTTTAATCAATGCATTAAATTTGATGTACAACGGTACGGCAGTAGGTCTGTCAAAATTGACATTAACAACTTGCCCGCTGATACTAGCAATTGGCACGGTGACTTGTCCTCTTGTATCTCCACCGCCTTGATTGTTGTAAATAACATCTGCAATATCTGTGTTTGCTCCGCCCTCGACAATATACCACGTTGTGTGTGCTGGAGTTTCTGTGTCATCTGTTTCATTTGTGTAATTATCCCACGATTGAACTGAAATGACCCCATCTAATGCTCTCAATTGGCTTTCTGTGCTATCAACTGAATTACCACTTGCCAATGCAACTGATTGACTACGTCTTATTCTAAATGCGTTGTCGGTTTCTTCACTTGAGCCAATAGCGCTGTACCCAGTTGGATTATTTACACTTGTTATACCACGTATAATAGTGATTGGAGTTGTAAGAGTGTTGACTGTTGGTATAATTTCGCCCATTTTTTGCGCTCTGAATGGTAATGAAGTTGTACCAACACTTAAAGCAGTTGTATCAATCAAATAATAAACGTTTCCCGCATTGTCCTTTACACCGTAAGCGCTCGCACTTTCGTCATTATAGTTACCGTCTAAGCCGTCTAAAGTAACTGGTTGAGTTGCTGTGATTGAAATGTTTTGAAGAGTAAATGAACCCGCTTTACGTCTTAAGTAATTTATGGCATACATTTTATCTTGTTGTGCGCCATTGCAATTGTCGGGTATAGTTGAGTTATAAACCTCTGTCGCAATCTCTCTGTTTACTGTGCCTAATTCTGTTATAATCTGTGTAAACTGTCCGTCAGGTGAGTTGCTCTCAAAGTTAAGCTGTTGTCCGTCAGGTGAGTAAATTGTAGTTAAGTCGCTTTGTATGTTTTCCAACAAGGTTGTTGCGTCTTGTGTTTGAATACCATAGTTATTTACTTCATCAGTAGTTGCCATTTATTAAGCCTCTCCATTGTTTGAATAAGTCAAGTTTATTGCCTCGGTTGAATAGATTGTATAAACGTCCATTGAGCAATAGTAGTATCTACCCTCAAGGGTTGATGTAAAGTTGTCCAACAAAATTACACCTGTACGGTTTGATACAAGGTCTTGAATATCGACATCAAGTAACGCTTTTTGATTTTTATAACCTAAGCGTGTTTGCCAATCAATCCCACTATCTAACGCAAAAAAACAATCATTTTGCCATTCATTGAGTGCGGTATAGATATCTTGTTCTATGGCACTTTGATTAGTTCTATATGAACCGTATCCTCGTCCAAAGTCCCAATCTTCTGTACCGTCATTATTTTTAATCATTGCTCTTACTAACATTTGTTATCCTTTTGGAGCTGTTGTGTCTTGTCCCTCGTTGCCGTTACCGTGCACGTGGTTCATAAGACTTATACCACCCGCTACAATGTCCCCAGTTGCGGTAATTGAGCCACTGACATTAAGATTGCCCGTTACGTTTACACCGCTGTCGCTTATTTCAAGCCTTGTGCCATTGTAGTAAAGGTTTAAGCAACCCGCTGAATAGCTTGGCAAATTAACTAGGCTGTGCATACCGCATAAGAAAATTGCGTCTGTTATATGATGTGAACGGATGTATTGAGGCGGTACACTTTCCCCAGTCAAGTACCAACTTTCAAGCTCTCTGTCATTGAATAGGATTAAACCCTCGTCGCCAATGTTTAAAGGATAAGTAAATCCCATATTGGCATTGCCCATAAAAAATACTTTTGCTCTGATTGGTTCAAAGTCCTCACTGATTGGAATACCATTGTTATCAAAGCTTTTAATGTATTGTTGTGCAATTTGTACTTGAACGGTGCATTCGTCGGGATTAAACTCAACCACTTTGCCAATTCTTACGCAATTAAGACGGTTGTAAAGTACATCTTCTTTGAGGGTTTCTGTGTAAACGGCTAAGTCGGGGAAGTTACGTTGATTTATATAGTTTGTACTCATTGTTATCTTTTTGCTCCTCTTGCTCCTAACGTACTTTGAACGTGAATTACTGCGTTACCGCCTTTAGTCGGATAAAATAAATAACAATACTTATCCCAATAGGGATTAAAAACATTATTATAAGCTGTTTGGGTATCTACACCCAGTAATTGAAAATCAATTGCTCCCCCTGCTAAATGTTTACTTTCTGCCTTTGCATTCGAATAAAGTGCATTGGTTTCTTTTGTCCGCCACCCTGATGTCACTTTAATCTTAACGTTTTTGTAATAGGTATTTACAAAATTAGTTAATTTTATAGCAATTGTTTGACAATTATATAAAATGTCTTTTGAGATTTCTGCATTTATGTCTGCGTTAGTATTTAAGCTTTCACCACACTTAACCATTTCTTTCCAACTCAAACGTTCGGTAATTTTTTTTGTATAGCCTGATATATCTCCGTTATTATCTTTGATGTATCTATAAACTTCCTCAACGCTTGCACCATAACTTCCATTAACTGGTTCAATCTGGTTGCCTGTAACCATTTGAAAACCACCGTTAATAGTCTCCCCAGTGGTCATATATGGAGAGTTACTTAAGCCTTGACCAGTTATAAGGTTAACGGTTGTTATTCTTTGACCTGAAACACGTCCGCTAATTGTGCCTCGGTGAGTTAGACCACAAAGAAAATATGTGCCTGAAAACTCGCTTGCTATATCGCTCTGTATTTCAAGTAATTGACCAACGTACAGAGAGGGATTTAGAATGCTATCTGCAACGACTTCTTGCCCTTGCCTATACGGAGTACCAATTAACCCATTTTGTGCGTTTAAAACGGTTACACCAATGTTTAAGCACTCATTTTCATTGAGCGTATTAATCTTTGCATTGTCTATAAATGTTTGATTATTGGTAATCTGTTGAATAATCTGGAGTGGAGTTCCTTTAAAGGTTGTATCAGTTTTAAACTGACCCTCTAAACGTCCGCAACTTCCTATTTCGCAATCTTCCATAAGGTTTACAAGGTAAGCGTATGCCTCTTGGAATGTTGTGCCCGCAGTAAATGTATGTACACCGATATCAGGTTGATTATAACCAACGTCAAGGGCTTGTATTGTAGTTTGTACATCTACGCCACTTCTATGTGAGTAAGCCTCTTGCATCATACCACTGAATAGCAAAATCAATTGGTTTTCATAGCCAGCCCAAAACTTAACATATTTTTTTGTAACCAACCAACGTTCAAGAAACAAATTTGAGCGGGTAGCGGGTGCAAGGTTGTAAATGGTAAAACTAGCGGTATTTGATTGTGCAAAAGTGTTTCGTACAATATTAAACTCGATAGTTAAGGGATAGCCAAAAGTTACAACCTGTGCCTCACCTTTTTCATCATAGTAAGTAACTTCCATACGCCAAATACATTGATGTGGATTTGAACCCTCGAACTCGTTACTTATTCCGCCTGTTAATGTTATACTATCCGCCATAAATTTCTGTTTCTATTTGTTGCACCTCTGAACTATCTAAGAGATACATATTTACTCTTTGATTTGCAAAATCATCAATTGAGCACGGCTCTAAATCGCCTAATGCAGTAAAGGCGATTCCCCAGTTAATATTATTACGCCATTGTCTTAAGATATTAGGGTGCAATACTACTTTCATACCGTAAACGGTTAAGGAATTACTTACAATATCCATATACCACGCATATTGACTTGGTGCATATTTTAAGGTTATTGACGCGCTTTCATTTTCGGTAACTTGGGCTTGAAATGTTTGCCATGCGTCTGATGTTATTGATAAAATTTGTTGCATAATTATTTTACAAAGAAAGAATATAAGTCACTTTTCAGTTTAACGCTTTGCGTACTTGCTACGCCTGTATTGGTTTCGCTTGCTTGTTGTTGAGATACTAACAAACTTTTTTCTGATTTTGTTGCGTTCCTTGTTGTTGAACTTACATAACTCCATTCTTGAAGTTTGATTTCAACGGTACTTTCATACAACGTATCAGATTGGGTCATTATGATGTCAATGATTGCCATATTATCTAACAATTTGTATGGCGTCCATACGGTAATTAATTGACGTTCTGTCATTAAGGTTTCAAGCTTATCTAAAACAAATTGTTGGTTAGATTGGCTTTGAGTAACTGGTGAATAGTCATTAAGTAATGCCACTGCCATTTCTGAATAACGGTTTACACTATCCTCAATGGCTTGAGCTGACGACCTTAATAAAGAGGTAGCACTTGAAACGCTTGGAGAAACAAAGCTTAATCCATTAAGCCAGTTAGGAATATATTTGTTTACTGTGTTTACATAGTGTTTCGGTGCTGTGTAGATTTTTTCACCAATCAGACCGCTAACTGTGTAAACTCTGGGTTTAATCGCCCAGTGGTCATTCAAAGGGACGTTGTCCTCTGTGTAATGAGTTGTTATATCACTTGATAACTGGATTGAATTGTTTTGAGGGATACCAAATTTTCTAAATAAAAACATATCCCCATATTTATGACTTCCGCCACGCTGACTAAATAACACCGCTGGAAGTTGATTTATTTCATCAAAAGGGGCGTTATTTAATGCCACATAATTATTTTTAAAATTATTAATAGATGAAACAATTGACATTATACATACGCCCTTTGTTGAGGAATTATTGAACTAAATTGACTTACAATGTTATTACCGACGGCTTTGTCTGCTCGTTCGGTTGTGTTAATCGTAACATTGTTGTTTTGATTAATGGTTGAATTTTGAGGGGTAGGCATATTTTCTACACCCTGTTGAGGGTTTACTAAATTCATTACTTTTTGCCCTAAGTTTTCCCCTATTTTTTCTGCCTTGTTTATTACTAAAATTGGGATTTTAGGTATATTACTTAAAAGTTTAGTAGTAGATTGAGCAAATTCTTCTACACTTGGTAAAGCCTCTTGAACTGCCTCCCCTA